AATATTACATCAATATCCATATTTGACCATAGTGTGCCTAAGTCAAAAACAACACCATCAATAGTTTCTACTGTCCATTCATAATCTCTTTGTAATTTTACAATAGATTTTTCGTCTCTATTTTGAATAAACAGGTAATAATTATCATCAATATTAAATTCCATTATATAGCTGTATTATTTAGCCATATGGCTGCTGCAATTGATGCAATAAATACTGATATTATACCAACTATTTTTAAAATGTTTATAATTGTGCTTTTTTTCATAATTTTTTTATTTTTTTTATTCCATCAATAATAGTCATTTTTTCAACAGTATCACCGCTTTCCCAGACTAATCTAGCAATAAGTGTTCCTGTGCTTTTTTTTAATAGTTCATTGCCTATTTCATGCATAAAGTAACCAGATCCTTCACCATAAATAGATATCTTATTTAATTCAATAAAACCATAAGAAAGAGTACCTTTGAATTCACATACTTCACATTCATTACTTTTTAATTTGATTTCGTTTGTTTCATAATCAAATTCAGGATTTCCAAACACTTTTTTATCAAAATTGCAGTAAAGGATTTTGAAATTTTCAAGTTTTTTTACTTTAAAGTTGTCTATGTTGTAACTAGTTTTTTTCATACATTTTTCATTTTAAATTGTTATAATTTTATAGAATTACAAAAATACAAAAATATTTCAAGATTAAAAAATTATTTTTAAAAATTATATATAGAATATGAAATTTATTACACTTTTTGAAAATTTTATTAATGAATATAGAAATAAAGATGTTTATTCAATAGTAAGACCTTTATTTAAGAATACTCCAGAATATGTATTTAAGGAATTATATTATTCTCATAATGGATTTTTTAAATCTGAATTTATAAAAATGGTGAATTATGAATCTGATATAGAAGATATTGAAACTGTTTTTTCTGATTTTATTAATATAAAATGGAAAAAACAAATAATTGAAGTTAATTTTGATGATTTTGATGATGATACTCAAGATTGGATGATTGAAAGAAAGATGGGTGAATTAATTGTAGATGTTCCGAATGATGAAGTAAGAACTATTCGTCAAAGAGATATTGCTGTACAAAATTATGGAAAAAACGAACCCGTCATTATTGTAAAAAAGCCTGGTGGTTATCATTTATATGAAGGTTGGCATAGAGCGATGGCGATTTTATCATTAGGTTCAGATGGTACTGAAAAATATGAAAATTGGAATAAAGTAAAAATAAACGCTTGGATTGGAAGTTAATTAAATTTTTATAATTCAAATGTATTAAATATTTTATCAAATTCGTCTCTACATATCCAACCATTCATATCTAATTGAAATCTTGTTGCTGCATAATGGTGATCTTGTAATGAAACTAAATTTGGAAAAGCAAATAACTCATCTTCAAGTTTAAAAACGATATATTTATCTGAAATAGTTTCAATAAATCCAAAATCACGTAACATGTTAAACAATTTATCTTTTTTGAATATGGCTTTCATAGTTGGAACTTTTTTAATTTCACATAATTCCCGTCTTTTTTTTATAAGATCAATTAATTCTTTTTCAAAGTTTTTATTAACATCTCGTGCTAATGGCAAAATATATATTTCAGTTTGATCAAGATAATCAGATATTTTTTGATTTGTATGTGTATCAAGATGTAAATCAGTTAGATTACTTATTCTATCAGCACATTTTAATATTTTTGCTTTTGTTGAACTGTTTTTTAATCTTTCCAAATATTCAATTTTAGTTTCTATTTTTTCGTTTCTTGTAACTTCTAAAACTAAATTAACTACTGCTGAACCATCGTCATCAATATTACGAATTTCGTCTAAATTACAATCAACTAGATCTTCAAAAAAATCATGCATCAACGAGGCTTTAAGCAAAATAGGATCGTTAAAGTATTTATAATCTAACAAAATACCAAGAGTAGCAAATGAATGTCTGAATTGATTTCCACCAACTTTACGACATATACTTATTAGTGCTGTTGCTTTTAAAATATATGGTGCAAGAACTAAACTTTTTAAAGCTGTTAGATTATTCATAATTTTATTTTTTTAAGTTCTTTTTGATTTTTCTCCATCCCATCCATCTTTCTCAGCAAAATATGGAAACATTTTATAAAAAATATTCCAAACTTTTTTTGATCTTTTTTTGCTTGGATATCTTACTTTATTTGCATTACTACCGCCTGATCCTACATATACTCCTTTATTATCTCTTGTTTCTTTAGCATTGTTTCTTGTTGTACGAGAAGTAACAGAATTGTATATTTTTAATCTTTCTTCTGTTGTTATTTTATAATATTCATCACTGCTTAATTTTAATTCAAGCACCAATTTTTTCATTTCAATAAAAGCGTTATATCTTTCAAAGCCAACTCCTTCTTTACAAACAGAATGGGATTGTATTTTTTTATCCAAGCGAGTAATAATATCTTCAGTTATACGACTACTTGTATAATAACTATCATATTTATGTATTAATGATCTTAATCTGCCTAATTTTTTATCAGTTTTCATTGCTTGATATTTTATTTAACTTTTTCATTCTATCTTCTTTGATTTTGATCATTTGATATTTTTGAATATTTACTATTGAGATACCATAAATAAATGGAACTTCCACTTTATCTCTAGTAAAAAATCCAATTTGAATTTCAAAATCATCATCATTTAATTTGTCAAATATTTTAGGTAATTCTATGACTTGCTTAAATTCCCCCAATATATTTGCTGTTTATATGTTGATTGTTTTGATCCATATTTGATCCTATTTGAATTTGGCTCAACTTCATATACAACTTTTATATTTTTTTCTAAAATATTTGTTTTGCATAGTATAAAGCAAAGACAAGAACAAATTGATCCTTTTCTAGAATAATTTTTTGGTTTACCATTGCCATTTGAAGCTTTTGAAATGAAACAAGGGCTCATAATTTTTTTGATATTTCTCATGGCGCAAAGATAAGAATACTTTGTTAAAAATACAAATTAAATTTTTTAAATTTTGTTTAGAAAATCCTCTCTAATCTTTATTTTTGATTTGATACATTCAATTTCTTTTTCATTATTATCATATGATAATTCGTCATATAAATCATCTAAAGAACTTATAATATTTTCTATTAAAGAAACTTTTGCACTTTTTCCAATTCTAATTTTCATAATTATTTATGCATTAAATATTTAACAATTCTTTCCCAATCAGGAAATTTTTGAGAATCAAATTTTATCCATTCTCCTTCGAAATTTGATTGACCAGCACCATCAGTATCGTCAATTAAATAATCCCCTTTTAAAAGTGATTTGTCCCCACACATTATAGTTTGTTTAAGAAAATTAAATCCTAAATGATCCCAAACCCATTGAGCTTTCTCAGTAAAACTATTAACATTAATGAATGATGGACGGGTTAAAATCCAGATATCATATTTTTCTTGAAGAATTTTTAAAGATGAAATTGCATCTGATATTTCTTCTAATCTTAGAAAGAATCCCCATTGTGCTTGAGGATATCTTTGTGTTGGTTTTTCAATAAGTGATTCTTGATGTGCTTTTTGAAAATTACACAATACACCATCCATATCAACATATAATCTTGGTTTTTTCATTCAATCATTTTTATTTTTATACCTTGTTTATTTCTTTCTTCAATGTCGGTTTGTATTTCTAATTTATTTTTGTCAGAATATGAAAGACCTTTGACTTCTATACTTTTCAAAAATACTTTCAATTTTTTTTCATCTAATTTAAAATTATTTTTTTCTGAATAGTTTTCAATTTCTCGTTTTACATTATCAATATTAAACCAACAAGTATAACATCCATCGTCAATTTGTCTGCTTGTTATATCTTCATCATAAGATGAAATTGTAAAATATTTTAATGCATATCCCCAATCAATAAATAATAATAATTTTTTCTTTTTAAGATTTTTTCTTAGTACTATTTTCATTTGTTTTTTAATTGCATTTTATCCAATTACACACAAAAGATTGTGGTATTCTTTTAAATAATTGAGTTTCGGTCATTGTATCACACTTAAATCTTTGTATAGTACAAGTTATTGATGCCCATAAACATAAACTAATAAATAAAATTGCTAATATTAATTTTAATTTTTCTGTAAGTTTCATCTGTTTTTTTTTATAAGTGATGTATTTAACTTTTAATCACATCAGTAAATACTGTTGTATTGTTGTAACAATCTTTTATTTTTATAAAGATAATAAAAATAATTGAAATAAAAAAATTAATAGTTACTTAATTCTCTGTCTGTGTCCCTTTTAATATCCTTTTCTTTTATTGACATACTTTTATCATGTAATTTTTTACCTTTTGCAATAAATATCGTAACTTTACAAAAACCTCGCTTATTGATAAACATATTTAATGGTACTATTGTAAGACCTTTTTCTTTTATTTTTGCTTTAATTTTTTTCAATTCTTTTTTAGTAAGCAATAATTTTCTTGGTCGTTTAGGCTCATGATTAAATTGATTGCTGAATTCATATTCAGCAATATATGAGTTTGTTAAAAATAATTCTTTGCCAATAAATACACAAAAACTATCAATAATTGACGCTTTTCCTTTTCTAATTGATTTTATTTCGCTGCCAAATAATTGAATGCCTGCACGGTATTCATCAAGTAATTCAAATTCATAATTTGCTTTTTTATTCTTTATTATCATTTGTGTTTGCTTTTTAAATTAATAATTTAATTCTTTTAATCTTTCTAATTTTTGCATTCTATCTTTCTTAATATCAATTATCTCAACCTGAGTTATATCAAAACTCATATATTCATAATACATATATTTTGTTTTTAATTTAACAAAAATCCTGTTTGGGTTATTTTTCATCTTATAAAAAGACTCATAATCAAAATGTAAACAATTTTTGTAAATTGGTTCAATTTTCTCACATTCAAATACGTAATTATTAATTTTTACTTTCACTATTGTGTTTGTTTTTAAATTCTTCTAATAATTCAAGTACATCAGTTAATTCTTGAAGTTTATTTTTGTTTAATTGAAATACACTATCATATATTTCTCTTTCTCTTTCTGACATTGATTCAAGTTTTGTTAAATCAATAAAATCTTCTATTTTAACCTCTTTTTTCATTTATTTTTTCAAGTTTTAATTTTCTTTCTTTTTTAATATCAATAAAATAATCATATAGATAAAATTCTGTTCCAAATTTAATATTATATATGCGCACATTTTCATTTTCAGTAGATAGATATACATCATTGTCGTATATTATATTTATTATATAATATGATCCTTTTTTATGAATATGATAACCGCCAATACTATTAATATAACCATGATTATTATACATATCTTTTATACATAATAATTTTTCACCTTCTTTTATCATTTATCTTTTCAAGTTTTAATTTTCTCAATTCTTTTATATTATAAAAATAATCACTCCAATAATAACACTTTCCATTTTCACCAATAATGCTTAACATTTCTAATCCTGTTAAACCATTTTTATCTACTACTTGATGACTAACATCTATTACCATATAAGTTTTATTAATAATAATATTGGAATCACTATCTTTTTCTAACCCATTAACTTTTTTTGGAAATGTTTTACAGGTAACATAATCACCACGTTTTCTCATTTCATTAAAATTTTACCTTTATTTGGAAATATATAATTTTTTTCTATTTCTTTAAAAACTTGATCAACTGTTGGATGACATTTATATAAATTAGGATCTGGATCAATATCTTGCCCAATAGTTTCTACTCTTTCTAAACAAAATGCTACGGGTGCCATTTTCATATGAGTTCCATTATGCCTAATATTATATTTCATATCTGATGCACACAATAGTTTGCATTCTCCTGAGATATAAGAGTACTTATAATCTTGTGTGCCGTTTCTATATGGCGCTCTTAATTTGTAATCAACCGAACTCCCTAGTTGAATAATATAGGTATTAGTTGTGCCTGCAAGATGTAATATACCAGAATCCATTGTAATAATTAGTGATGCTTTATTTAAAACATGCCAAGTTTGATGTATATTTATTTTATTTACTAAATTTAACCCACATTTAATATTTAATTCATATACAGGTTTTTTTATTTCATAAGTTCCTATTTCACTTGAATTTTTACCAACAATAACAATTGGAACACCAAGAATATTCAATTTATCTATTAATTCTTGCCATCTTTCTTTTTCCCAAGTTCTTGATGGCCAAGTTTTTGATGGATGTATCACCATATAATTTTCTGGCAATTCATCAATTAATTCATAAGGATCTGGGTAAAATTTTATTTCCATTTCTTCTGGTAATAATTGAAAACCTGAACTTATTGCGTGTAATTGCCTAATATCTGTTCTTGTGTGTACAAATTTGTCAACTTTAAATGATTCTATTAATGTGTCACCTTCTTCAATATTATAATTGTTTGATAACGTAATATATGGATAATTTTTTAATAATTCTGGTTGATATGTAAACACATGAATATTTTTATCATATACTTCACTAAGTTTTTTTATAGTGGGTATAGAACATAAGGTGTCACCAATACTATTTGAACCGATTAATACTAATATTTTATTCATTTAAATTATAAAAATTATTTCTCTAATAGTTTAATAAACATATCTAAAAATAATTCATTTTTCTCCACACATTTTTCCGTAGTTTTCATGAACCAGGTATAATTTGGTTCAAGGTATATACTTTCTATTTCATTACCATTTGTATCTTCTATTTTAAGACAACGAACACCATTATCAACTAAATGTTTTATTATATCCGTATTAGTTTTTATATTTTCTTTTTTAATTAACGAATACCTCTTTGGTGTAGTATTGCTAAAAGAAAATATTATATTTTTATAATGAAATGATTTATCAGGATTATTACTATAAGAAGATAACATTGCGGATAATGTGGATTTAGGAGTTTTACCATTTGTTTCTATTTCAATTCCATTAGCGAATATTTCATTATAAATTTCTGATGTTGATAAATTATCTTTTTCTTTTAATATTGCTATTGCAGCGTCTTTTATTTTCATTTTCATATTGAGATTTTATTTTATATATAATATAAATTTGATAAAGTTTGCTAATATTTGCTAATTTTATAAATAAAAGCAAACTTTATCAATTAATTATAATTGTAAAAATAAAAATATCACTTTAATAAGAATTAGATATGATGAAAATATTTAGATAAACTTTCTTTTTTGAATAGTATATAAATTTTATGCCAAATCAAGAACTAGATAACGAATATATTAAATCTAAAATTGAAGAAGTCTTAAAAATTGCCCATGCGGATAAACGCAAATGGAGATTAAAAGATTTTCCTGATAGACTTCAATTTTCCTGCCCAATTTGTGGAGACTCCCAAAAGTCACCAGGCCAGAAACTTAGAGGAGTACTTTATAAAAAAAATATGCAATTTATATGTTTCAACGAGAGTGGATGTAATCGGAGTTTCTTAAATTTATTAAAAACTTTCAATGTTGAAATTGATCTTCAAAAGAAAATGGACATTTATAATTATATTGATACAAATATTCATTTTTCAAAAAACGAAGATACATTTATTCTTCAGAAACTTGATAAACTTATTGATATAGATTTTCTTACAGAGTTTTTAAATAATCATCCTGAAACACAATTTTCTAATTTTTCACCAATTAAAATTAACTCCGCACAATATCAATATCTTAAGTATGATAGATTGATTAATAATTTTGATGATATATATCAAGCAGATTTTATTATTACTCCTAAATGGACGGAAAAGGTTATTGTAATGCTAAATAAATCAGGTAAAAAGGTTTTAGGACTTCAAACTAGAAATTTAAAACCTGGAGATAAAAGAATATTCAAAATATTCAATTTTGAAAAATTATATAATATGGTTCATCCAGATGATCCGTTAGATGAGATTGAAGCAATTTCTTATAATAAAATATCAAATTTCTTTAACATATTAAATGTGAACTGGGATAAACCTGTGACTGTTTTTGAAGGTTATTTAGATTCAATTTTTATGAATATAAATTCAGAAAATAATTCTATTGGAGCAATTGGTCTTAATTCCATTGACGATATGTCTTTTTTAATGTCTGAGGATTTAAATATTCAATTTTTTTTTGATCAAGACAACATAGGTGTTCGTAAATCGGTGAGTATGATAGAAAAGGGTCATAAAGTGTTTTTATGGCAAAAATTAATTGAAGATTTAATAAAAAATAAAATAGATAAATACAAAGCTAAAAATTATTTATTAAAAATTAAAGATTTAAATAAATTGGTACAGGAAATAAATAATTTGGAAATTTTTAAAAAAATAAATTTACAAAAATATTTTTCTAATGATATATTTGATAAGTTTTATTTAGATTATACATTATACCCAAAAAATGGTAAAAAATGAAATTATGCCTAAACAATTTACAAAAGAGATAGTATTATCTAAATTGAAAAATCTACATTTAGATAAGTATGATTATTCTATGTTAGAATTCAAAAATACTAATTCAAAAGTTAAAATTATATGTAAAAAACATGGAGTGTTTGAACAAAAATTGATTAAACATTTAAATGGACAGGGCTGTCCTAAATGTTATAATAGAAATAAAACTGTGAATGACGTTAAAAATCATTTTAGTATAAAACATAATGGCAAATATGACTATTCTTTATTTGTAGAATATATAAATAGAAATCAAAAAATTGATATTATATGTCCAGAACATGGAATATTTAGTCAAAAAGTTGGCAACCATTTAGATGGAAAAAGCTGTCCTAAATGTTCTAAAGTTTATAGACCAAGCACTGAGGATTTTATAAAAAAATGTAAAGATATAAATGAAGATTTATATGATTATTCATTAGTTGAATATGTTAATTGTAAAACAAATATTAAAATAATATGTAGAGAGCATGGTATCTTTGAACAAACTCCTAGCAATCATTTAAAAGGTCAAAATTGTCCGTTTTGTGCTGGAAATAAAATGTCAACTGAATATTTTATTAAGAAATCTAAAGAAGTTCATAATAACAAATATAATTATGAAAAAAGTATATTTATTGATGCTAAAACTAAAGTTATTATAACGTGTCCTGAACATGGAGATTTTGAGCAATCACATCATTCACATTTAATTGGATTTGGATGTTCGATCTGTTCTGGAATGAAAAAATTAACGAATGAAGAATTTATTAAAAGATCAAAAAATATAAATGGCGATAAATATGATTATTCATTAGTCGATTATTTTAATGGAAAATCTAAGATAAAATTAATTTGTTTAATACATGGTGTATTTGAGCAAAGCCCTAGTTTACATATAAGCCATAAGCAAGGCTGTCCAAAGTGTGCAGGCCGACATAAAACAACAGAAGATTTTATAAAATTATCAAAAGAAATTAATGGTGATAAATATAATTATGATAAAACAATTTTTATTAATTTTAATACCAAAGTTATTATAACTTGTAAAAAACACGGTGATTTTGAACAAACTCCTGCTCATCATTTAAATGGACAAAGTTGCCCAATATGTAATTTATCAAAAGGTGAGAATAAAATTAAACAATTTTTAGAAAAATTTAATATAAAATTTAATAGGCAAAAAACGTTTGATGGTTGCGAATATAAAAAGAAATTACAATTTGATTTTTATTTACCTGATTATAATATTTGTATTGAATATGATGGAATACAACATTTTAAACCAATTGATTTTTTTGGTGGTGAAAAATCATTTAGTGAATGTAAAGAAAAAGATAATATGAAAACAGACTATTGTGCTGAAAATAATATAAGCCTTATAAGAATACCATATTATGACAATGTTGATAATTATATGAATTTGATTAAAAATTATAAAAATTATAAAAAGAAATGAAGCATTTACAATTAATAGCATCGCATCAAACATTAGAAAAATATATAAAAGAACATAATAATCTTAAATTAGATAAATTTATAAATTTATATACTTATCCGGAATTTCAAAATAATATTATTGAATCATTTGATAAATTATATTTTAATACAGAATATAAAATTTATGATTATATTTTTAATGACGAATATTCAAATTATAAAAATCATAATGGATATCAAATATTTTTTGAAACTGATTCTAAAACAGAATATAGAATAGATTTAATACCAGTTATTAATTATAATAAAAATATAAATTCAGATTTTGTTTGGAGTTTATCATTTACATTAAAAAAATATGATATAAATTCAGAAGATTATGAAAAACTCACCGAATTATATGAAGAAAAAGAGGTTTTAATAAGAGTTGGTGATATTTTAAATCAATTAGATATTGAGAAATATTTTGTTATTGGTAAAACAATAGACCCTAGGAAATTAAATTTATATAAAAATGTTTTACTTTATGTTTTTAAAAATTACAATATAGATTTTAATTACTGTGAGGGAATGATAGATAATAAAGGATTGTATGCTTGGATTTAATAAATAATAAAAAAAAATTATAAAAATAAATAATGACAACGTATAATGATTGGTTGATTAATGATGATTTTTTTTATGATATAACAAGTAGTTATGATCAAAATCAAGTTTTTGCTGATCCGCTTGATGCTCCTTTGTCAGATGAGGAAATCCTAGATAGAATGGATATTAAAGTTATTGAGCAATATTTAAGAAGACGAAAATTAGAAAAATTAGAAAAAGATTTAAAATGATAACAGGACCACCAAATTCAACTACACATCATACAACAAGGGTTCCGTATTGTGAAATATGCAATAAATACGGAAATTATTATGATAATCTTAATACTAATTGCTATTCACTAATAAAAGATGGTAATAGTTGGCATATTCTTTGTGATAAACACAAAAAAGAATATGATGTAAAATACAATATGAAATTGAGGAAAGAAAAATTGGAAAAAATAAATAATTATTATGGTTTGGGGTGTTGATGGTGGAATTGTAGATGAAAAAAGATTGAAACCATTAGGTTTAATATGTGATGGAGGAGGAACAAATAAAAAAGGTGAAATGACCTGGCATGTTTCTGATAATAAAGATTTTGATGTGTATTTGATAAGAAATGATTTTGATAATGTGGAAAAAATTTATGAAAAATTCAAAAAAACATTAAGAAGAGATAAACTAAAAAAGATAAATGGAGCAATTTAAACATAAATATAATATTGGTGCTAGAATAAGATATAAACATCATTTTAGTAATAATTCACAAGAATTATATGTAATTAAAGATGTTTGTTGTGAAGAAAAAAACAATTATTGTTATTATGAAGTAATAGGACTTGCGGTTGCCAACGAACTGACTCCATTTATAGATTGTAAGTTGCTAGAAGATAATACAGAATCATTTCAAGAAATAAGAAAAGAAAAACTGAAAAAGATAAATAATATATATCAGTATGAAAGTAAGACCATTTTATGAATTAACTTGGAAAAACTCTAAAGATAGAGAAAATTATGAACGTCAAGGTAATTTTGATACTATTGCGTCATTTGAGATGTGGGGAACATGTAATGGAAAATCAATGAATATTAAAAAAAATACGCCTATTCATATTGCATCGGTTGAAACAAGAGACACAAATCCTAATTTTTATCTTGTTATTATAGAAAAAGAAAAAGATGTCATCAAAACTCAATTAGATGAACAACAATTATTAAATTTAGGTTTTACAAAAATATAGTTAAAACTATAATAGAAATCCATAAAAGGCAATCTAAATAAAATAAAAATGCATTAAATTCCCCATAGTTATATGTGATAGGAAATAATTTTCTCCAATTAAAATTGTTCATTTTGATTTATTTTGTTTAATTTTCTTTTTCTTTCTTCTTTAATATCATTAAATATATATTTTATATCTTCTTTAAAATTTTCCAATTTTAAAAGTTTTAATTCTGACTTATCAAATGCATTTATTATTGTTAAATATGTACTAACTTTTCTTAACGAAATTGTATTGGAGCATTCATCAAGTATGAAAGGATATTTTTTAGCTATATTAAATTGTTCTGTTGTCATAATGAAAATATTGAATTTAATACAGATAATCTCTTATTAATAGTTGGTAAACCAATTGGTTCCAAGAATCTATTAACAATTTGTAATACTGTTAAGTCAAATTGCTCATCATAGTCAATTTTAACACCTTCTTTTTCACAAATTTCATAAGGGTGCATTGATCTCATATAAGCAAAGACATTATTTTTAGGATGATTACAATAATAATATTTTATTCTACCACCTCTGATATTATCATATTTAGTTTTATATTCTGAATTTTTATTTAGCAAATAATTATGTAAAGCTGCTGCTTTAACTCCAAAGTGAGCACCTTTAACAGTCACAACATCAGTAACATCATCTATAACTTTTGCTGTATAATTTGAGCAACTTGTAGTCATGGATACTTCTTCAATATCTGCCATCATAAATTGCTTTTTAAGGTCTTTAACTAATAAAAGTATCTTTCTAATGTTTAGATTATCAGGATTTGCAAAAATATATTTTAAGAATTCAAAAATATTTTCTCTAACAAATGGCGGAGTTGATGATTTAACAATTTCAACACCTTTTGGATAAAAATAACTTAAGTTTTCGTAGAAAATACCATCTTCATAAACTACATTGTTAATATAATTCTTTTTTTGTATATGAAGAGCCGAACGATTAATTGTTTCAAGTTCAAAGTCATGAATGTTTTTAACACCAAATTTAGCGGCATATTCATCAAGGTATTGTGTAAATAATTTTTTAACTATTACTCTATCAAGGTGTAATATAAAATCTAAAGTGTCTCCTTTATATTCACAAGATTCTACCATTGGCGTAAAAGAAATATAAAGAGAGTTATGAACTAATATATTATTACCAATAAATGTATGTGTTTCGTCATCTACTTCAATATCATAAACATATTCATCTTCAAATTCTCCTATCATTTCACATGATTCTATTTCATCAAAATAGTATTCAATTTCATTTATCATTTTTTAATTCTTTAATTTTTGTTAAAATATCTTGAATTGACATTCCTTTAGTTTCCCAAATAACAATTGTGTCAATATTAAAATCTTTTTTTAAGAGTTCTATTCTTTCTTTATCATCATCCCAAATTTGTTGTGTAGTTTTTTTATCTCCTTTAAATGAAAATGGAATATCATCTGCTTTATATATTTTAGGATTTCCGTGCCAAACATTACCGTAATATTCTATGCAAATTTTTATATCTTCTATATAATAATCTAAAAAAACATATCTACCATTTGACAGCATTTTACCAAATTCAAATCCGTCTTTTTTATAATAATATGTTTTATATTTTTTACCTAAAATTAAATCTATTCTATCAAAAACTTCACCTGAAATTTTTGACGGTAAATAAATATTATTATGTATTTTATTTATATACAATTCTTCACCTTTTTCTTTACCATATTTTTTGATAAAGTGATCTAATGTCACTTTTTTATTTTTACATAATGTTATCCAATATTCTAATCCATATTTATTTATAACATATTCTTTTGATTTTGTCTCTTTCTGCTTATTAATATATTCATCCCATATTTTAACTCCATCATCTTCTCCATGCCTGTCAATTAAATTTGATAGTGTTATGGATCTACTTTTATTATAATCATTAAAATTATCTATTGTCCAATTATGAGTTTTATTTTTATATTCAAAACTATTAGTGTATGACTGTTTAGAGACATAAGAATCCCATTTTTCTAATCCATCATTTTCCCCATATTTTTTAATAAAATTATCTTTTGTTACTCTATAATTTTCATCTTTATATTTCTTGCCTATTTCTTTTGGTATATCAAATGCATATTCTGTAATATCATTCATTTTATTAAATACTCGTGATTTATTCATTTCTTGATATTCTGGAAATTCTTTTGTTAAACAATCTTCACATACACATAAATAATAATCTTTATCATATATTGTTTTTGTTGATAAATAAGATTTTTTTAATGGTACTAAATTATATTCACGAGTAACACTAAATGTTGAATCATAATAATATATTGGT